GAGAGCCGTGGCGTGCGTCCGACTGTGTGTGGTGTTAGGTGAGCGTATTGCGTGAAGGGGCTGTGCACCGAACGCTTGGAGCGAACACCAATACTCCTAGACGAAGCGCCTTGCGCTGAGGCTTGGAGCAAGCACAACTCAGTTGGATAGTGCTTGAGATTTTTCTTTTATCCTGAGGCGCCCAGAATCTTTTTAAAGGCGCCGAAGGCAGTAATCTGCCAGGAGTCCATCTGTACAGGACGACAGAGCAGTCTGTTAAACAGTTAGTGGGTCATTTATGACCCCAGACTGTTTAATAGCGTCTGTTAGACAGTATAGTATCAGCACAAAAGATTTTCCCGTACAAAGTATATCCCCTATACCAGTATCCTTTTGTCCTATTTTGTACTGATTTTTGGGCTAATAAAAAAATACTTTAAATAAAAGTGTTCGTTTTAGGCTGTTGAACGGATTAAACAGTATAGAGACTGTTTCTGTTTTTAACAGTAGCAAGTCCTTGGGGGACTTGCGTTACAGACTGTACTTAAGAACTGTTACAACTAATGAAAACGGGACAGGACTATGAGTTTTGAAAAGGGGGGTACTAACCCCAAAACTATTGCTATGGCAGGAGCAAAGGCTAAAGTTCTAGCCTTGGTGGCCGAAGGCCACTCTGTTCATAAAGCCATGGAGATGTGTGGCAAAAAACCTGACACTGTAAGAATATGGATGCTCAGGGATAAAAAGTTTGCAGCAGACCTAACGGAGGCTAAAGCCACCGCAAAGGATGCTTCCCTTGCCTCGTTGGGTATCCCAAAAGAGGAAATAGATTTCCCAAGATTTTCTGAGATATTCTTAAATCAAAGATTATTTCCACACCACAAAGATTGGATTGACTTACTAGAGGATAGAGAGCCTTCATGGCTACACCCTAGTATGGTTTACGAAAAGGGTGACCCAGCCCGTCTATTGGTTAACGTGCCACCTGAGCACGCCAAGAGTACGGTAGTCACCGTAAACTACTCCACATACCGTATCGCTCTCAATCCTAATGTCCGCATTATTGTGGTTTCTAAAACGCTGGTCAAAGCACGTGAGTTCGTGTACGCTATCAAGCAGAGACTCTCCCATCCACGCTGGTTAAAGTTGCAAACAACTTTTGGCCCTGAAGGTGGTTGGAAAGAAGATTCAGACACTTGGCGAGTTGACACCGTTTACCTTGGGAGCGATGCCCGAAATTCTAGTGAGAAGGACCCCACCATCCAAGCACTTGGTATGGGTGGGCAAATTTATGGAGCACGTGCTGACCTCATCATTCTTGATGACTGTATAACTACAGCCAACGCCCATGAGTGGGAAAAGCAAATCAACTGGTTACAAAAAGAAGTTATTACCCGTCTGGGTAAGAACGGTAAGTTACTAATCGTAGGGACACGAATTGCAGCACAAGACTTCTATAAAGAACTCAGAGAAGCCAAGCATTGGTCTGGGGGTAAAAGCCCTTTTACTTATATGGGTATGCCTGCTGTTCTGGAGTATTCGGAAGACCCTAAAGACTGGAAGACACTCTGGCCTAAATCGGACCTTCCGTGGGATGGGGATTCTGAAGTTCCTGACGAAGAAGGACTCTTCCCGAAATGGGATGGCTTAGCATTAAAGAGAAGACGTAGTGAGGTAACACCATCAACATGGGCCTTGGTATATCAGCAGGAGGATGTCGAAGAAGATTCCATCTTCCCACCCGCTTTGGTGCAAGGTAGTACCAACGGTCAACGCAGAAAAGGTCCATTGCGCCAAGGCGGAGTGGGACATCCGACTGCGGTAGAGGGTTACACAATTATTGGATTTGACCCAGCAATGGGAGATAAGGCTCATGCAGCCTTCGTAGTAATTACTTATAACAGAATAGATTCTAGGATATATGTTCTAGATTGTATTAACATGGGTGAACCTAACCCCCAGAAGATTAGAAGTACGATAGAAGAACTTGTACTCAAATACAAGCCACAAGAATTTAGAGTAGAAATCAACGCCCACCAGAAGGCATACTCATTAGATGATGACTTGCGGCAATGGCTTGGTATGTATGGTGTAAGACTTGAATCTCATGTTACTAACAAAAATAAGTGGGACGCAGCATTTGGTGTAGCATCTATGTCTACCCTATTTGGAACCATGCGAGAAGAAAAGTTCCAAAAGAATAATATGATAGAACTTCCATCTACTACTGATTCAGAAGGACTTAAGTCCCTTACTCAGCAGTTGATAACTTGGAAACCTAACACTAGAGGTAAGACTGACTGTGTTATGGCTCTTTGGTTTGCTGTGCTTAGAGCACGGGAGTTTATGCAACAAACAAATCATTTGCAAAAGTTTTCATCTAACAGATGGACAACTAGAGCACAATCAGCACAAAGATACACAATCAACCTAGACGAAGCCTTTTCAGAACAATGGGCCGAAACATACGGATAAGGATATAACATGGCACTTCCATTAATCGCAGCAGGTATTGCTGCAAGAGTAGTAGGAAAGAAACTTGCATCAAGAGCCGCTGGTGGTATTACAGGTAAAGGTGCTAAGAGCGTTAACCCTGTTTACAAAAATCAAACAGACCAAATTCAAAAAAATTCTGTTAAAGTACAAAAAAATTCATTTGATACTTATTCTAAAGCATTAGGTGGTGGGACATTAAGAGAAATACAAGGCCGCATGAACAAACGCATAAATAATGCTGGACTTGAAAAAGCACAAAGCAAGAAACCAGTACCTTTAGTAAAAGTAATAAAAAAACCAGAAGGCAAACTACCTAAACGAGGTAAATAATTGTTATCAATAAATCAAATATCTGCGAGAGTAGAGTCTTTACGTTCTCGTTCGAGTGAGCGAGATAGAAGGCAACTAGATGTACTTGCCGTACGTAAAGGACAGATATCACAGGTATACCCTGAGTTCTTTCCAGAGGGTGTAGACGCTAACGTAGTAGCAAACTTTATTGACATTGTTGCCCGTGACTTGTCTGAGGTAATGGCTCCACTACCAGCAGTTAATTGTTCTGCAGCCAATCAGGTATCAGATAGAGCAAGAGTCTTTGCTGATAAGCGAACACGTATTGCAACAAATTATTTTAGTAATTCAGATTTACAAGTACAGATGTATCAAGGTGCAGACCAATACATCACATTTGGTTTCGTCCCATTCATTGTTGAATTAGACGAAGAAGCAGGGCTACCACGTATCCGAATAGAAAGTCCGATTGGGGCTTACCCAGAGTTTGACCGCTACGGACGTTGTATTGCCTTCGCAAAGAAATACTCACTTACACTTGCGGAACTGGTTGCACAGTATCCTGAGTTTGAGATTCAACTACTAGGGCCTGACCGTTATGAGCAGAACCTAGATGCACGTATTGACCTTATTCGTTATTACGATAAAGACCAATCAACCATCTTTATTCCATCACGGAATAATTTAGTTTTATCTCAAGTCAAAAACCCACTTGGTAAAATGCAAGTTGTGGTGGCAAAGCGTCCATCACTAGACGGTGAGATGCGTGGTCAATTTGATGACGTACTAGGTATCCAACTACTTCGTAATAGGTTCGCATTACTTGCGATGGAAGCAGCGGAGAAATCAGTACAGGCACCAATTGTTGTACCAGGCGATGTTCAAGAACTACAGTTGGGTGGAGATGCAATCATCCGCACCAACTCACCAGCAGGTGTGCGCCGTGTAGATTTAAATATTCCACCAGGTGCATTCACTGAGCAACAAGTATTACTTAATGAGTTGCGTACTGGTACACGTTATCCAGAGTCAAGAACTGGAAACATTGATGCATCAATAGTCACGGGACAAGGCGTTCAAGCGCTTATGGGTGGCTTTGATACACAGGTTAAATCAGCCCAAGCAATCTTTGCTTCTGCTCTTAAAGATGTTATCTCTATCTGTTTTGAGATGGATGAGAAATTATTTAACTTTGTTAAAACAATTCGTGGTGTTGATGCTGGTTCTCCTTACTCACTTGAGTACACACCATCAAAAGATATTAAGAGTGACTATACAGCCGATGTTCGCTATGGCATGCTTGCTGGTCTTAACCCAGCGCAGGGACTTATCTTCATGCTACAAGCACTTGGCGGTAAATTAATTTCTAAAGATATGGCTATGCGTGAACTACCATTTGGTATTAACGTAACCCAAGAACAAGAAAAGATTGAAGTGGAAGAAATGCGTAATGCATTAGTGGGTTCACTACAGGCATACACACAAGCAATTCCACAACTAGCAGCAGCAGGTGGGGATGCATCTGATATCGTGAAAAAAATCGCACAAGTAATTAAAGCCCGTCAAAAGGGAATATCAATTGAAGATGCGATTGAAGATATCTTTACCCCAGAATTGCCTCCTGCTGG